CATCCTCGAAGCGCGGATCGAGCTCGAAGCCACGTGCGCTCCGAACCTGGTACGCACGCTGCCTGTCCTGATTGCTGACAAAAACAGGAAAGAAGATGTGGACACGGACGGCGAAGACCACGCTGCGGACACGTTGCGGTACTTCCTGATGACGCGGCCGGCGCCCACAAAGATTCCGTTCCGGGCGCTGAGCGCGGAGTGGCAAGAAGCCATGAGCCGAGCGCAACAAAGAGAGCGCCAGGAGGCGGCCTAATTTCGTGCTTAGACACTGTCTGCAGTGCAATGGGCGATTCGATCGAGCCGTCGCGCCGCACACCACATTGAAAGATGACACGGCGTTCGATCCGAATCTCTATTGCCCAAGCTGCGAAGTGCAGATTGTGAATCAAGCCGCCATCCGAGCCGCAGCTCCCCGGAAGCCGAGCGCCGCCGACATCGAGCGCTGGACTGTGGAATGTTTGCGGAAAGATGCGTTCAACGCTCCCCATGAAGCGCGGCGAGTTGCGAAGCGGATGCGGCGGAACTCGCGCGGCGCGAAGTATCCCGTCAACGTCTACCGTTGCCGGATCGCAATCGATCCTGTGATGTTTCCAGAGAGAGCAAGTCCTCACTGGCACATTGGAGGGTCGAAGACACCGTAACAAGGAGGCAGTTCGTATGCGTGACTGGTTTCTCTTGCTCTTAGGCGGCGTCGTTGGAGGCGTCATCACTTACCTCGTATTCGTGAAACATTTCGCCGCAGCGATTGAGGCTCGCGTCCGCGCTGTGCTGACAGCGGAACGCCAGCGCTTCTCGAATGTGATGGCTATGACCGGCAAAGAAGTAGGGGCTGTCGGCCAGGGTATTTCCCAGAAGATCGCAAGCGAAAGTTCAAAGCTGTAAATCCAACAATACGGAGGCGCATTGAATCGCACGCCGTAGGGAACAGAAAAGCGGACTGCTGGCGCGGTCCGCTTTTCACTTGGAGGAACAGATGAAGAGCCTCGGCAGTTTCGTGCTTTGCCTTCTTGTCGCGGCTCAATCTTTCGCTTCCTCCCGCATTGAGTTCTCGACCTGCGACCATCTCAACCCTCCGGCCATCACCCTCGAAACCAACTGCGACGAAGACGAAATCTCGGTTGATATCTACTGGCAGGGAAACGGCATGATTGTCGCGCGAGATGGCTTCCTGCCCATGACCTTGCGGCGAATGCGCAACAACCTCAGCATCCACACATATGCCGAGCAGCCGCTCACACCGCAGTTTCCAGTCAGCGAACTGGATCGGCCGGGACATCATGTCTTCCTTGGGACGTGTGTCGGCGATGGCTTTCCCGCCGAGCTGACGATCTATCTCGGCGTTGAGCGGATCGACGGGATCGACTGCTACTGGGTGCGGGCTGAAGACCTCAATCGAGTAACTCCATGAAACAAGGTTGTCCGCCTCCGCAAACGATTGCCGACGAGCTGATGGCGAAGCTCGGCGTTCTCGCCTTCTACCGCTATATGGGGAAGGTGCAACTCTTTCTGGCTTGCTGGTACGACACCCAACTGTCGCACGAAGAAAACTGGCGAGTCGCAATGGCCGCAATTGAATCCGGCTGGACCCCGGAAAAGGAACTCAATGGAAAAGAACACCATCCTGGAGACAGCGCCGTCTCTGTGTCAGCAGCCAGACCGAACCTCGCCGGACTTGCCGCACAGCTCCAGCGGCGCTGGCGGCTCGGGACTTAGATGGCCATACGGTGACTGTGGCGAGTATTACGCGCTGGAGCTGCCCGAAGTCGGGCCGCTGCCGATTGCGGACATGGGCGATGAGATCGCCGCGGCACTGAGGGCGGAGGGCTTCTAGCCATGAATCCGCGCTGGCGGTGGGATCATGCGGCGCAGTGTTGGCGCGTCTTCTACGCCGGACAATTCTGGTGGATCAAGCCGAGCCCGGACAACTGGAAATACTTCCTTCGGGACATTCGCATGATCGCGATCGTTCCCGCGTTAACCACGAGGCCGCAATGAGCTTGGATACGTTTGCGAGCAATCCCTGGGTCCAGGTCCTCGCCGCGATTGGCGCCCTTGATCTTCTCTTTCACGTAGTTCTGAACTTCTGGAGAAAACTCATGGCAACTGTGACACAGCAGATCACCATCACCATCGCGCCGGCCGCTCCGCCGCCTCCTCCTCCGTTGTCGATCGATACAACGCAAGTGCCGACGAGCGGACAGGTGGGCGTTGCCTACCAGGGCGAAGTCAACGTCGAAGGCGGCGTTCCTCCTATCTCGTTGTCCGTGACGGATCCGCAGGATCTTCCTCCCGGCATCTCGATGGATGGGAACGGCAACCTGAGCGGCACGCCGACAACCGCGGGCCCGTTCACCTTCACCGTGCAGGCGCAGGATTCCGCGCCGTCCGCTCCGCAGGCGCAACCCGCGAAGTCGAGCTAACTCTCTCGTCTCGGTTCCCTGGCGTCTTATGTATCCGGCCTGGCTGCGAAGAAGACGGACTGCTACGCACACCGAGCTGCGAGGGCCTCGTTTCCACGGAGGCCTTTACTTACGAGAGACCATCGGGGCCCGTTTGCTCTAACGAAGGGCGCGGGCCCCGGTTCTTTTCCGAGGACAAAGCATGAAGATGCCAATCACACTGCTGGCCGTATTGCTGATGTCTGCAATGCCGGTCTTCGCCAACAATCCCGGCCAGCACAGCATTCTCTTCACGTTTCAAGATGCGAGCTGTGATGCCAGCGTGACCTGCACCTTCAACATGTACCAGGCCACGGCGAGCGGGGCGTGCGGCGCGGGCAAGACTCCGCTTGTGACCAAGATTGCGCCGGTCCCGGGCAACGATCAATACCTCCAGGGTAACGTCGCGGCGGGGACGTATTACACGGCTTTTACGGCCGTGGACCCGACGACTGGAGGTGAAAGCACCTGCTCGAACGAGGTGCAGACATCGGTGCCGGGTATCACCACGAAATCTCCGAGCAACGCTGCCGGTACGGTGCAGTAGCGGGGGGAAGCATGGACGCCAAAGACCTTAAAGACCCGCGCGACCGCCAGCGAGCCGAGCGCGACGAACGCCGGCATCGCGTGCGCACCTACAAAGAGAAGCCGTCGTTTCCCGCGCGGCCGTATTGGTTCGGGGAACGCCGCAAGGCAGCCGAGGACGAGGATGGAGCGTAGGCCACTGACTCCGGAGGAGACAGCCCTCCTCAGGTCGAACCGGAATTGCTCACCTATGAGCAATGCCGAGAAGCTCGGGATCCCCCTCGATCACGCGATGATCGCGCTCCGCGCTCTCTGGGAAATGGGCATTTTGCCGGAACAGTTCAAGGAGTACGTGTGTGGGCTACCGCCTTCCTAATCCGCAGTGGGATGGCGAGCTGCGGAAGTGTGTCGTCTGCGGCGTCCAGGACCGGCCGATCTATGCCGGCTACGCTTCGACGGATCCCGGCGATTTGGGGCAGCCAGTCTTTGAGCATTCGGTAGTACTGGAGTTTTACTTCTGCAAAGACCTGACGGCGAAAGACAAGGCGGACGGCTATCTGCCCATCAAACTCGACGGCGGCCGCGCGGCAAAGATCCGGGCCATCTGTCTGACCTGCCAGCGCGATGCCTATGAGCGCGACGAAGTCTGGCGCGATTTCAAGAAGTCGCAACGCGAATCCGACGAACAATCCCGCGAGCCGAGCTTCTACTTCACGCTTTGCTCAGAGTAACCCTCTACCTCTCGCTGACAAGGAGATGTTCTCACGATGAACTCAACGAGATCCTTTCGCACTGATCTGTTAATCGTGCTCGGCTTCCTGCTGGTGATGTTCGGCATTCTCGTGCCCGCGGCGCACTGCCAGGGCGGCACGGTAGTCACTCAGCCGACCATTCTCATCAAGACGAGCGGCTCGACGGTAACGACGATCGTCGATCCATCACAGCAGTTCTCGACGACTCACTCGATCGAATACGTCTTCCTTGGAACGCTGCCTTCGACGGCAAGCGTCGTCGTCACGGGCGCGATGCGGGGAGGATCGGCTTGTACGATCACTGGCGCTCTGTCTGGAACAGGCACGGCGGCAAGCGGTAATCCGGTCCTTCAGGCAAGCGGCCTCTGCGACAAGCTGTTGGTAACGACGAGCTGGACCGGAGGCGATGCCACTACCAAGTTGCAGCTCAATGTTCTGGGCGCGGTCATGGCGCGGCTTCCGACTACGGCGGGACCGTTCTATACGCAGCAATTCCCCGGAACGACGTTCGATCAACGCGCAATCAACTGCCTCAATTCTCTCCCTGCGACGGGCGGGATCTGCGACGCCTCGAAAGAAGGCAGCCAGGTCCCGGCCGCTTCCATCACGACCTCGGTCAACAATGCTGTCCTCCTCATGCCGATCGGCACGACTACCCTACAAACCGGCATCACCATTACCGCAAGCGGCAATCATTTTCTCTTAGGATGTGGAACACCTTGGGCATGTGTGATCGATGGCTCGAACAATGGGACGCTTCCGATTGCGACAATCAATGGCAATTATTCCGGCGTCTCCTGGATCTACGGCATCGGCGGCCGATTGAATTCGCAAGCGGGCAATGAGTTCTACATCGGGACGGCGGGATCGGTTTCAGCAGTTGGCGACTTCATTGACCATGTGTTGGTGCAAGATTCAGGCGGATCCGCGTTTACCTGGACCGATTGCAATCAATGCTCGATCACGTTCTCGAAAGTCGATCACTCCGGAAATCCCTGCGTCACAATCAACGGCAATGCGAGCAGCAACGGCGGATATGTCGAGGACAATGACTTCGACGACTGCAACACGGTTTCGACGACGAGCCAGGGCGACATTAACGTGCTCTCGGCCACATGGGGAGCGACGCGCGGCATTGTCGTCCGGCGCAACCGGATCCGCAATGGCAATCAAGGCTTCGCGCACATGGGAACGGCGAACGGCGGGGCGACTGGCGTCGTCTCGATCACCGTTCTGAGCACGACCGTCACCTACATCGGAGGGATGGGATTTCAATCGACCTGGACGAACTCGACCAGTAGCAACTGGCACATGCGGATCGCCGATGTCGATTACAAGATCAGTTCGGCGACGACCGGCGCGGTTTCCGGCACGACGACGCTCACGCTGTCGAGTGCGATCGTGGCTTCGCCCGGATGTCCTTCGGGAACGTGCGGAACGGTCTCTTACCTTGTCTATAGCGTTCCCGCGGAGCCTGCCGCGAAAGGCGCATCCGGAGCTTGCGGATACTTTTCCGGGCAGGGCGCGGCGGGACCGGACTCGGTCACGGTGTCAACGAACACGCTGACGCTCAATTCCGACACGAACGGCGTCGGCCCGAATACTTACGGCCTGTTCAAGTGCTCGCTCGGCTGGCTGAATTCGACGAGCGTCTGGAATGGATGGACGTTCCAGTACGGGACTTCGCTCGGAACGCTTGGGACTGCCGGCAAGACGGCGATCATCTCGTCTTGCACGAGCGCGACCGCCTGCACGTTTACGACGACTCCGACCGCGCTGTCGAATGCTTCCTGGTGGGTGGCATTCCCGACGCCGCTCGCGACTGACACCGGAGCCGGCGAAGGAATCCAGGTCTCGGCCAAAGCTGAGGACATAACGCTCGCCGAAGACGATGTCTCAAATACCGCGGATGAAGGTCTGGTCTGCGGCGAGATGAATTGCATCGTCGAGAACAATACCGTCACGAATCCTGCGCAAGCCTGTAGCGCCGGAGGATGTGGTTGCATCATCGACAGCGTGCAGAGCACGACGACCGGAGGCGGAATCTCTGGCCTGACTGCGACGGGAAATGTCTGCAAAGCAGACTCTTCCTTCGGTTATCCGGCGACAGCGCAAGTCAACATCTCGAATACCACCGGCGCGATCGGGTATGCCTGGTTCCTGAGCGTTGCCTCTCCGGTTTCAACCTCGTGTTACATGCGATCGCTCAACATTGCCGGCAATTCTGCCATTCAAGGGCCGGCAACCGGGACAATCACGAACGGCTTCCAGGCGATTAACTCGACCGCAAGCGTTCCCTGTGTCCTCGATCCTTTCAGCGTCAACATTGGACCGAATGTCTACGACTCGCGCATTACGAATCCGCTCAACATCGCGCTGACCGGAGGCGCCTGGCAGGGAGCTTTCGCTGGCGCGGACATTCCAACCGCTTTCACGACGACGACCGGCACAACCTCAACCGTCGCGCTGACGCAGGGTACTTACGAAGTGTGGGGAGTCTACGTCCAGCAAGCGGCTCCCTGCAACAAGATCCTTGCGAGCGTCAAAACTGCAGACACGAACAACTCCTACGCGATCGGCATCTTTACCGGGATCAGCGGGCTGACGGCAACGCGCCTCTGCTACACGGCGGCACTGTCGAGTGCCACGCTTGCGGCCGGCGCGATCGATGTTCTCACTCCGACTGCTACAACGCCTCTGATACCGGCCGGGACGCGCATCTATTTCGTCGTCGCTCCGCCGACGACTTGTACGACGAGCTGCGCTCTTGTCTTCAATGGATCCGCGATCGGAACCGCTGCCGGGTCGCAATTCGGATTCCTGGTGCCAACGGCGACCGGGGTATCGAGCGGCACGATTCCAGCGACACTTACGATGCCGGCTGACAATCCCGGCTATGCCACTTATCCCACGTTCGGTCTGAGGTAAGGAGTGTCTCCTGTGAGTATGACTTGGCAGATCGTGTTGGCGCTGTTCACCATTCTTATCCAAGTCGCAACCGCCGCCTATGTGTATGGACGGCTGACGGAGCGAGTGAGAACGCTTGGCGATCGCACTGTTGACCACGGCCGCCGAATCACGAACCTCGAAACGGTGACGAGTGGCGTTGGCGGTCATGGCGAACGGATCACCGCGATCGAGGCCTGGCGTCTCGAACATCTGCGTAAGGGCCCGAACACCTGACGGAGAGACTATGCCGCACATCTACGAGCAGAAAACGGGGAAGTGGACGCACGACACCGGCGCGGCGCAATTCACCTGGACGGGCTATTCCGGACACGGCGAGGGGAAAAACAATCCCGCCATGCAGGCGGTCCACGACGTAGGGCCGATCCCGTGCGGCAAATATCTGATCGGAACGTTCTTTGATCACCCCGAGAAAGGCCCTGTTGTCGCTCGTCTGACGCCATTGCCCGAAACCAACACTTTCGGTCGCACGGCTCTGGAGCTGCATGGGGACAGTATCCAGGCTCCTGGCACGGCCAGCCTTGGCTGCATCATCCAGTCCCGGCCCGCTCGGGAACACATCCGCGACAGTCACGATTACAACCTGGAGGTCATCAGTGGCGAAGAACCAGCAGTCACTCAATCAGGGACAGACGCCGTTCGCTGAGGACGGCAAAGGCAAGCCGAAAAAACAAGTCGGCAATGCCAAGCAAGCGAAGTCTGTCACATTCACCAAGACGCGGCGTCCTGGCGTCTATACCACGCGGACCGAGTACGACAACAGCGGCGACAGCCCGTACAAGCCGTCCGATGAAGATGTCCATCTTGCCGACGAGGATCCCAAGGACCGGCTCGCGAAAGAATTCGGCGAGATCGATGCGGACAGCTCGCTCGATGCCGGCGAGAAGCGCCGCAAGAAGGCGAAAGCCTCGCTCGGTTCGTCCGTCGCGCAAGAAGTCGAGTAAGGAACACGCGCAAGCGTGACTTCAATTCAGGAGACACACACTGTGACAAAGCGATTCTCTGCAATCAGTATCCTGAGCGTCATCCTGGCGCTTGCGATGTTCGTTCCCGCGCTGGCTCACGGCCAGGCGCAAGTTCCCGGCCAGGGCGGGACGGGCGGCAATGCTTTTACCTGCGGCGGCTCCTACTGCTACACGCCGGATGCCGGCTGGAATCCGCTTGACTCGAATGCGGCGTTGCAGACGACGGGCGCGATGCTGGTCCGCGCGCTCAATGGCTCAAAACTGTTCTTCGGCACGGTCTCGCAGGATGTGACGCTTTCGACCGGAGGCACGACCACCGTGACCTCGACGCCGACGATGCTGCCGGCCGGCTCGATCATCCTGGCCGTCAATGGAACGGTGACGACCACGATCACCGGCTCGTGTACGGGATGGGAATTCGGCGACGGCACGACTGCGGCCCGCTTTACCTCGAATAACACCACGCTGACGGCGGGATCGAATTCCATCGGCATCAATCAATGGAACCAGATCTCGACCGCCTCGGCGCAGCCTGGCCAGCCTGCCGCAGGGAATATCACGGTTACCTGCGCGGGCGGCGCTCCGACCGCAGGGAAGATCCGCATCACGACCTTCTATTTGCAGCCGATTGGACCTTCTCAATAAGCTCTCACGTTCGCGAGAGTATCGGCGAATGCTTTGCCTCGACTTCGATTACAGGGAGGTCGCGGAGAATCGCCAGAGCATCATGGGCTCCCTTAGCGGGGAGCCTTTGATTTTGAACGCCATGAAAATACCACTTAGCCAAGGACAATTCGCGATCCTCGATGACGCCGATTTCTCGCTTATCGCGCAGTTCAAGTGGTACGCACAGCGTCATCGTCACACGTTCTACGCCATTTCTAGCGTGAGGATCGCAGGCAAGAAGACGACGATCAAAATGCATCGTGTCCTCCTTGGTGCAATGCCGGGTCAAGAAGTCGATCACGATGATGGAGATGGGCTTAACAATCGACGACACAACATCAAGATCGCTACTCGTGCCGCGAATCAGCAGAATCAGCATGCGATCCGCTCTGTGACCGGGGCAATGGGAGTCTATCCCACTCGTAGCGGCAAGTTCCAAGCTCAATTGAAGCGCAACGGTAGAAGTATCGGTCTAGGGACATTTGCCAGCATTGCTGGTGCATCTGCTGTGCGGGATGAAATGGCGGCGATCTAAATGTCGATCCACATCAAGCCATCCCATGAAGGCCGGTTGCATCGTGCGACCGGGACGAAGGCCGGCAAGAAGGTCTCGCTCTCAGACGAAGAAGATCTGAAAGAGCATGGCACGCCGGCCGAGAAGAAAGAAGCCAACTTCGCCATCAACGCCCGCAAGTGGCATCACGGCTCTCCGGACGATCAGCGCGAAGCGCGGCGCAAGATGGCCAAACACTTCCTACGAGGTTGAGCAATGACAACCGAGCACAAACTGATCCTGGTCTTCCTCGCGCTGTTCGCGGTGGGAGGAAGTCTGGGCACGTATCTCGTCATGTCCGAACGCGCGGCGACGCGCGAGGCGCAGCTCAAAGCGGAGGCGGCGCAGAAAAGCGCTGACGATGCAAAGGCCGACATGGCGAAGCGGGATGCAGAAGCCGCGGCCGCGCTCAAAGCGTTCCAGACTCAGCTCTCACAGATCAAGACGAATCAGGACGTGGCGACCACCCTCGCCCGGCCTTCGTCGAAGCTGCCAGCTCTGGCCTTCAATCCCTTCGAGGTTGAGCCGTCGCCGACGCCGGGAGATCCGAACGCGGTCTCCGTGAATGTTCCGCAAAAGAACATTGTCCCGCTGTTCAAGTCCCTCGAAACCTGCGCCGAGCAGCACGACGAGCTCGGCCACTGCCTCGCGGATGTCGCGGACACCGAGAAGGAACGCGATGCCGCGCTCGCGCAAGCCAAGATCTGGGAAAAGGCGGCGAAGCCGGGCGTCGCGTCGCGTTCCTGGTTCGCAACGCGCGTCGCCGGCTGCGGAGGCCTCGGGGCTGCCGCGGGCGTGGCCACCGGACGCAAGAACGCGCCGATCTGGGGCTCGATTGCCGGCGTCGGATTCTGCGCCCTGGCGCTGCGCTGGTAGTGCAGATGTCTGCAAAGGAGAACGCCTCATGCACGCTGCGGTTGTTGTTGTAACCGGCCTGGTCGCGCTGATCGTCGGATGGATCGCCGGCGCCTGCTTCCGGGCGAGCGTCCAGGCGGACATGCTGACGCGGGCGAGCGCCCTTTACAAAGGCATGATGATCGAGCGCAACGCGGCGATCGGCGTCCTGTCGCGGGTGAAGGAAGAACTCGCGCAGCTCCAGGGCGACGGACGGAAGCGCGTCGTGCTGGCCGAAGACCTCAGCTCGGTCCGCAAGCTGGCCTCGATGCCCGAGAACGTGCGGACAGAAGAGAAAAAGATCGTCGGAGGGTAGCGATGGACGCAAGAGGCTTTCTCGGATTCATGCGCTCGGCGCACAGCGAAAGCGACGGCTCGGCGAGCTGGTCGCGCCTTGCGGGGAGCGCCCTGGTCCTCGGCATTATCGTCTGGATCTCGGTCATGCTCTGGCGTGACCATGTCCATCCGGACATTTCAAGTCTCGTCGTCCTCATGTCCGCGCCTTACGGCCTGAATCTCACGCACAAAGGCGTGACTGCGATCTTCGGGAAAACCAACGGTACCAGCAATGCGAATGGAAGCGGAACGGGTACGCCTGGCGCTTCCTAATTCTCAAGGAGGAACTCAGTGGCAATTCAGACGGAGAAACAGCCGCTCGACAAAAGTGGCGTCATCGAAACCCTCGCCGAAGCCATCGGCGAACAGGTCGAAACCAAGCGCAAGGCGAGCGAGAAGGTCCCGGAAGTCTATTCGAGCGGGATGCGCGGCCGGGAGAAACCTCCACATCTGCGGGAGAAGCCGGCGAAGAAGAAAGACGAGAACGCGCCGGAAGAGCGCTACGACGAAAACGGCAGGCGCATCGTCACCTTCAAGGCAAAGCCCCGCATCAGCGGAGCGCAGCAGCTTGAGGCCATGCAGAAACAGATTGACGACCTCAAGAAGCAGCTTGCGGGCAAGAAGCCGGCCGCGGCGAAGCCTGCGGCGCGAAAGGTGAAGGTCAAGATTTCCTGATGCTCGAAAACAATACAGACCGCAAGCGCGTGCCGCTGCGCCAGTTTGCTAAGGCGCAGTTCGATCCCAGAACGACGGCTTCCGGCCGCGCTCGCTGTCTCAACCGCAAATGTCTGCGGCTGTTTGAAGGCAAGACCGGCGACCTGTTCTGCTGCGAAGGTTGCCGGCAGCAACATATCCGGGAGGCGGGCTCAGACGCCGTCTCCACGAAAGGCTTACACGATGCAATCGAATCCCACGAGCGTACACGACCGGCTGACCGAGAGCCTTCGGGATGCACATGCGGAGGAACTGAGGAAGGCGATCGACCGGATCAGGAACCTGGAAGCATTGCACGCAGCAGAGAAGAAGCTGCTGGCGGAGCGGCTGAGCGCAGCGCTTGAAAAAGTGGAATGGTTGCGCAAGCTCGCCGGCGACGCGATTGCCGACAGGAAGTCGCTGGTCGCGACGGTCGAGTCGCAGCAGAAGGCGCTGAGCGCGGCGATGGCGGACCTGGTCATCCTCAAAGGAGGCCGCGGCCGCCCGGCTATTGTCCAGGAAGAGCATTCGGCGGTCCGGCTTCAGCCGGATGTAGAAGCGGTGGACGAAGCTCCCGCGGCAGAGATCGTCAAATCGCGGCAACAATTGCTTCGCGACGCCGAGGATGAATATCAGCGGGTCATTCAGGGACTCGATGCAGCCAAAGCCACACCCGAGGCGCGAGCCGCGGCAATGCCGGCAACGGTGGAGGAGTGGAATGAAGAACACGCGCAACCGGCTGATGAGCCTCTTAGCGCTGTCCCTGCTGAGCTGCGTTAGTGCCGCTCAGAACACGACAACGCTGACAGGCACGGTCCGGGACCTCGGAAACAACCCGGTCACGAGCGGCAAGTTTGTCTTCACGCTTAAGCCTTCGGTGGATTCGACCATTTCCGGAGCTTCGCGGTTCGTTCCTGGACCTCCGGTAACGTGCGGGATCAATTCGAGCGGACAGATCGTCAACTTCGTTGGCGGCCTGCCCGGAACCGGATCCTGCGTCGTGATTCAGAATACGGCGCTCACTCCGGGAGGGACGTACTACCAGGTTGACGAGTGCCCCTACTACACCTGCCAAGTCCGATTTGCCTTCTACGCGACTGTCGCGAGCCTAGACATCTCAAATATCATTCCGACGCCGGGAACTTCTCCGGTTTATGGCGCATTGCAGAACGGCGGCTTTTCATATGCCGTCGTCGCCTATAGTGCCACACCGACATTCTCGCCGGCCGGCTCGCTGATGCTTTGGAAGATGACGCTCACCGGAAACGTGACGGCGCCGACGCTGATTGCCGGAAGCATTCCGAGCATCTTCATTTTTGAACTGTCGCAGGATGCGACGGGCGGCCGAACCTTCACATGGCCGAGCAACGTCATTGGAGGAGCGACCATCGGCTCCGCGGCCAATCAGCTTACCGTCCAGGAATTCCTGTGGGACGGCAGTAACGCGATCGCGCTTGGTCCGGCGACGCTCAACCCGTAAAGAAGAGGCTCCATGAAAAAGAACGTCATTCTCGCGTCACTCGTGTTGCTGCTGGTCGCCTCCTGCGTAGCCGTGGGCCCGCACGTCGTCGTGAATATCGTCGATGTCCTGACGGAGATCTCGATCGGCGGCGGGTCGTATCTCACGTCGAGCAATCAGTCCGGCAATGGCGGATACATCGTCATGACCAACGCCTCCGCGCCGAGCGTCGGCGACTGCCTCGTCGGCAACGGTACCACCTGGCAAGCGCTGACATGTCCGGGAGGATCCAGCATTTCAGGAACGCTGCAAGCGGATTACGCGATCCAGTCGTTCAACGCGAATACGAGTTCGATCCAGCAGATGAAAGGGATCTCGCTCTCTGCGGGGAACGTTGGCTCCGGGAACGATGCCTGGGTCTATCGCAATACCATGCAGGTCATTGCGCTCAATAGCTCCGAGGCCGTCAATGTTTGCTGGCAGCTTGCCTCCAGCTCGACGCCGAGCTGTTCCAACTTCCAGCTTGCGCTGAACGATGGCACGCACACGAGCTGGTTTGTCACGATCAAGGTCGAATGCGGAACACAGGGCAGCGGAGTCGATGCTGGCGATGCGAACTGCGACATCCTCTACGACGTGCTCGCCGGCGGAGTTACGACACATGGTTTCGTTTCGACCTGCACTCCTTCGGGGACGGCCTGCAGCGGGCCGAATGTCAGCGGCGGGGCGTTTGAGGCGGTGGATGTGCAATTCGGCACCGCATCCGCGACCAACACCGCCTACGACACTTCCCAAGTCGTCATCAAAGAGAATTAACCCGCGAGGAGCCGCATGGACGCAAAAGGTAGCAGCCGCAATGCGAACGCGGCAACGGCCGGGACCGGCGCGGGAGCGGCGAATGTCGAGTCGGCTCTCATTGCGTGGGGAGAGCTGAAATTCCGCGAAGACGCTCTCGGCCGCGATGCCGAAGAGCGCGAGTGGCAGGAGGAAGGTCTCTTCTACCAGCGCCGGCAGTGGCTGGAGTGGAAAGAAGGCGAACGGCGCTATACACAGCTCAAGCCCGACAAGCGCAAGCCGCGGCCGATGCCGGTCTCGAATTACTTTGCAAAGACCGTCAACGCCAACGCAAACCAGCTCGGAGCGCAAGTCGTCAAAGTCACAGCCACGCCGCGCACTGATGACGCGCAGACGCGGAGAGCCGCCGACTATGCGGAGATGGCGAAGGACGCTCTCGACATCGAGACGAACCTCATCTTCCTGAATCCGTTACTGGCAAAGCATACCGCGCTCTGGGGCATCGGCGTCCTCAAGGATACAATCGACACCTCCGCGGATCCGCAGGCGCTCGACGAGCAAGAGACGGAAGACACGAACGTCGTCGGGTGCCTCGATTGTGGCGGCGTCAACGAGCTGGAGCCCGGCCAGATGGATTCCGGCGACTTCGGCCAGCAGACCATTCCTTGCCCGGATTGCGGATCAGACCAGACCGCGAACTGGACACGGCAGCGGCCGATTGCCGTCTCGCAGTATGTAAGCGGCAAAGGCTATGTTCGCACCGAAGTGCGGCCGATCTTTGAAGTCTATCTTCCGCGGGATGTCCAGAATCCAAACCTGACCTACCGTGTGGTTCATCGCTATCGCCGCACCTTGAGCGAATTGCGGCGGAAGTACGACGACAAGGCCGAAAAGATCACATCGGACGATCCCGCAACCAACACGAGCGAGACCCGCTACGATGTCTTGCGGACACTCAGCTCCTACACCTTTGCCGAGCGCGTCAACGCCGAGACCGCCGTCATTACCGAGATCTGGTCCGAGTGGGACAAGCTCCCCAAACGTCTGCAGGAAGCGATTGCCGACGAGTTTGCCGGCAATGAAGATGGGGACGAAGAAGCGCAAGAGACCGCCGAGCTATCACAGCGGCCGCAACTGCGCCCCGGCAATCCGGCGCCGGCGCAGCCTGGCGACGAGGACGAACTCGCGCGCATCAAGCAGCATGGGATCTTCTTCATCTACTCGCAAGGCACGATGCTGGAGTGGGGATCGAACCCCAATGTCGATCCCGACAGCGATGAGAATTACTTTCCTTTCACGTTCTTCGTATGGGATGCGGATCCGGCGAGCGTCTACCCGAAAGGGATTGGCGCGGACCTGGTCCCGCTGCAGAAGCGGTTGAACCGCCTCGATTCCCTGATCGAACTTGGAATGCTGTCGAATGCGGCCGGGAAGTGGATCTGGCCGACAACGCAGTCAAACATGAAGCCGCCGAACGGAGATCCTTCGGATGTCATCATGTACGACCCGATCGGCGATGGAAAGGCGGCGCCGGAGTTCGTCCAGCCTCAGCCCTTTACCGGCCAGGTCTGGCAGTATCGCGCCGCCATTTTGTCGGACTTCCAGCAGCTCGGACTGACGCTCGGAGTGCAGACGGGCGATGCGGGAGGGCAGTCGTCGTTCCGGGGGATCGCGTACCTCGGGGCTAAAGCCAGCGAGCAGCTCAACACACAGCGTTACCTGTGGGAGTCGGCGCATTGTCTGCATTACAAGAAGCTCCTGCTTCTCGCGAAACTGGTCTGGGATGAAGAGCGCCAGGTGAAAGTATCCGGGCCGAACGGCCGTTATTTGTTTGAATCCTTCACTGGCGAAGATCTGCTCGGGTCGTATGAGGTCAATTACGTTCCGAATTCCTCCATCCCGAAGACGCAGGACGAGAAGCTCGAAATGCTGCAGACGCTGGTCGAGGGCGGCCTCGTCGATCTGACGGATCCCGGCAACCGGCAGTATGTCTATGAGCTCATCAACCTCGAAGGCGTCAACCTGGTCAACGAGCTCCAGATGCGGAAAGCGGAGCGAGACCTTGAAGCCGTCAAGCGCGGCGAGATGCCGCACGAATCGCCCTTCCAGGACTGGAACATCGAACTCAAGGCCGTCGCGAACTACACGCTGACGGAGGAATTCGAGAGGCTCGATCCGCAGTTGCAGACTTATGTCCTCGCGTTCGGCGAATACTGCAATCAGAAAGTGCAGTTCGCCGCGCAGCAGCAAATGATGACGCAGCTTGCGATGCAGCAGCCGCCGAGCCTCGGAAAGAGAAAGCCGTCCGGCTCCGCGGATCCTAACAATCAAACGCTGGCGAAAGTGCCGGGCGTGACCTCTGGACCGGGCGCGACACAGGACGCCGCGCTCAGCCAGGGAGACCAATTCGCTCACCAGATGGGAGCGTAAGGAGCAACGATGGCAATCAAGAACAATGTTCCAACCGCGCCGGCAGAAGTTGTTTCCACCAATCTAGCGCCAGTCGCGGAGCCCACGGCGAACTCGCCGGCGCAGGCGTCGCTCGCGAAAGCGAACAAGGCAGTTTCAACCAACGCGAGCCCGTCTACAAAGACGGACACGGTGGACAGTGTCGGCAAACCGAAAGAAGCGGGCAAGCCGGCGCCGATGGGCCCGCGCGGAGTCAACAAGCCGCGCGATGTTGTTCCCGCACCGCAGATGCGCAAGGCCGATCAAACCAAGAACACAGTGACCGACAAGGTGGACAGCGCCGGTAATGAGAAAGTGGGCGCCGAGGTCGATCATCACATCGGGATCCGCGGGACGCATACCTCGCGCGATACCTACAAGCTGGACAAGTAATCCGCGCCTGGCGCGGCATCTCACTTAGGAGGACTGATTACGTGGGGCGCATGATGAAAGCTGTAATTCGCTGGTTTCTTTTGGCGGGGACGATGTTCGCGAATCCCTTTACGGGTCCCACCGTCTTCCCGCAATCGTTCGATCCATCCAGCAAAGAGAAGATCCATGATCTGGGCGGCCGCGACGTAAAAATGATTTCGGCCCTCGGGCCGGTGTCGTACTCGAACCCCGCTGGCATTCCGGTGACCGCGTCGCTCTTTGGTTGGCGGGCTCTCGAATGGTGGTTTCCGGTCGCCTCCAACAATGTGGCTTATGATTTGTCGATGGACGCGACTGGCAATATTCACGTTTCGACCTCAAGCGCCGGAACGGAAGTGGCGAACGCGACCAACCTGTCCGGCACGACGTTCTTCATCTTGGCTGCTGGAATCCGGTAACAAGACTTACTAAGTGAGATTGCGAGAGGGCCGGCCTTCGGGTCGGCCTTTATCTTTGCGAGGAGAAAACGGTCATGGCAATTATCGAGAACGATGCAGCGGGACGGCGCGAGCAGTTGCGGGAGTCAATGCGCTCCGTCAGCGCAGAACAGGTCGCTGAGCAGACGCCGACTGAGGGCGAAGAAGTTGAGACGCTGGACGAGATCTTCAATACTCCGCGCCCCGCGGCTGAAGTCGAGGAACCCGCCGAAGAGATCGTCGAAGAAGCGGAAGAGGTTGAGGAAGCCGAAGAAGCCGAACTCGAAGAGGAAGAGGTTGAAGAGACCGACGAGGAACGGGAAGAGCGCGAAGCGGCCGAAGCTGAGGAACGCGAAGGCGAGACCGACGAAGAACGCGAGGCGCGGGAAGCTGCAGAAGCGGCCGGCGAAGTGCCGGAAGAGATCACCGCCGAAGAATTGCAGGTCCTCAATCACCGAAGCGAGACCTTCGATGCGCTGCTCGAAGCGCTCGACGAGACCGATTACCCGATTCCTCAGCTTGGCGGCCAGACCGAAGAAGAAATCGCGGAAGGCGTCCAGGAACTCTCGGCTCGGCTCGCGGATTCCCATGCCCTCTACGACATCATGCAGGGCAAAGGTGCAGACGGGATCTTCGAGCGGGTCAAGAAGTTCCAGGGACAAGAGGCTCACGATTACGCACTGCGGGCCGTCCTCGCGTATGCGGAAAAGGTTGGCCTGATCGAATCCACCGGCGCCCCAGCCGGCAAGAAGCCAGCTGCGGGGGTAGCGGATCCCGCCGAGACGCCGAAAGAGAAAGCGCTGCGCGAGGAAAACGAAAAACTGCGCCGCGAAGCCGGCCAGCGCCGTACGAACGATGACGAGAAAAAGCTGGGGGAGCGGCGGACCGCCGTCGCGCTCGCCGCAGTCACCGCGGCCGAGAACTACGCGAAAGAACTCCAGATGTCCGACGAGGACTTCAAAGAGTTCGTCATGCCGCAGATGAAAGGCCTCGGGCATAACAAGGCGATATTCAATCGCTGTTCGCGCAATAACTTTGTCGATCTGATCCAGATCGTCGATCGGGTCCAGGCTCGCTTGACCGGCAAGCGCGTGAGTGCCGGCAATGAGCGAGTGCAACGACGCAAGATTCGGGACACTTCATTCCCGAAACGGGTTGCTGGAGTGGAAATACGCCGGCCGGCCGAACGGTCTCACGATCTCTCGACTTCCGAGGGACGGCGAGCCGCGGCGAAGGCAGCGCTTCGCGGATAGGCAGCTCACCAACAACGTCTCATTGAGGAGAAAAAACGTGGCTGATATGGAACAAGGTGGACGCATCGAGAAGGCGTTGCGCGGAGGCTTCCAGCGCTCTTTGGTCTGCAATGCAGACGTGGAGACGGTGGGACGCATCGGCGCAATGCTCAAGAACGTGTACGACGATGGCGTCGTCCAGCTACAGAATCAGGCGACTGTGATTCGCAAGAAGTTCACCAAAGCGAAGGCAGTCCGAGTCAGCGGCGATCATTACGAGATGGATGTTCGAGTCTCCGGCAACCGCGGAGGCGTGGGCGCTCGCTTGTCTGACGATCCGATGCCTGTCGCAAAGCGGCAGCGGCATCAAAAAGCAATGGTCTATGACCGTTCCGTGTTTGGAACGATCAAGCTGTACGACAAGGACATCCAGGACGCGGAAGAGTCCGAGGACGCCTTCATCAACCATCTCGACGATGAAATGGAAAACATTGTGCTTGATTTCATGAAGCACATGAACATCATCACCTACGGAGATGGCACGGGCATCCTGGCGACGGTCAACGCCAACACGAACAACTCCAATCAGTTCGTCGGCAAGACGGGCTCGACTTGGGGCTCGTTCGGCTCGACCTACCTGATGACCGACGACCAGCTCGATATCTGGGATTCGACGCTGACCATCCGGCGCTGTCCTCCGGGCGGAGCGGCGATCGTTTCGGTTGAGCCCACCACGCAGACCGTGACGCTCGATCAGAACCTGACGCTGACGGCCGGCGATATCGTGACCCGCTACAACTCCGCCAACAAGGAGTACATCGGGCTGCAGATTGCCTTCGATAACAGCTCCTCGGTTGTGTTTCAGAACGTCAACCGGGCGACGACTCCGCGCTATCGCGGCAACGTCATCGACGCGGGCGGCCAGATGCTTTCGGAAGTCTTCCTGCAGCAACTCTTCTCGCTGATCGAGATTGCAACCGGCCAGGAGCCGAACACGATCGTTACGCATAATGCCCAGTGGGACCATTACGCGGCGATCGGGACTTCGCTCAAGCGGTTCGTCTCAACCAAGATCGACATGGGCTTTGCGACCCTCGATTATTTGGGAGTGGGCTTCATGAAGGACGTGGACTGCCCGAAATTCAATATCCATGTCTTCAAAAACGACGGCGTGCAGAACGGCGTCGTGAAGCCGCTCGGCTGGCTCGATCGCGACGGCAAAGTGCTCAAGTGGGTTTCCGGCTATGCCGCATGGACCGGGATCCTGGCTGAGTACGGCAATTACGTTTATCCGAACCCGCAGCTCGGGGGACGGGTGCAGAATCTCTTCGTCGATACTGTGTACTTGAGCTAATCGGCGACGAGTGGCGAGGTCACAAAAGGGCCAGCATTTCTACGGGGGGGATGCTGGCCCTCTATCTTTTTCGGAGGGATTCATGTCACAGCTCGCGATGCACGAAGGCCTCGTCGTTCCAGCGACCTGTGTTGACGAGAACCGGACGCCTCCGAGCTGGTTTCTGCGGAAGATGCAAGAGACCTTCGCCAAGGACATGCTCATCACCTGGCACAAGAAGAAACAGCGTTGGGTTATCGAGCAGTGCATCGAGCACCATCCCGGAGCGCTCTTCGTCAACGGAGTTCAGGAGCATTCCCATCTCTGCCGGCGAATCTACGTGTGGCTCGTGCGCCACGAGAACAACGGCGACGCTTACATGCCGCTCAGCGAGCGTGTGATTGAGCGGCTGCACGAGATGGAAACTTACCGGAAGTACGGCACTGGACCGAATGCGCTCGCGAAATTCCGCGCTGAATCTGCGGCTTTCGATCGCGAGCAGGAAAAGAAGAAACGCGAGAACGCGCATGAAATCTTCCGATATCTCAAGCGGCATCATCGCGTCGTCCGCAACAAACTCAAGCTCCTGATGGAGCGCCACGACTGGCTCAGACCGAACAAATAGGGAGAATGACACGATGCGTCGCGCCCTTCTGTTTTGCTTTTTACTGATTACTGCATCGCTGGGTGGTCAAACGGAACAGGTCATATTGGGCTCGCAGACGTACACGACAGCGAGCAGCACTGGCGTCATCTTCGACGATCAAGGGCGTGGCACATTTACGAACACTTGGGAATTCTTGATCCAGGGCGGAACTCCCTCGAACTGGCAGGCGAACATTTCCGGCTGCATGCGTGGCTTAACTTGTTCGATGCTCGGATCGGCCACTTATGATGGCAGCCACAATCCGCAGAGCATCACGCAAGGCGGTCCTTACGATTTCTATGTGGTGACATGGTCCAGTTCCGCATGGACGAATCCGAAACTTACCATCAATCGCACCGGCTCACGCTATGCGCGTTCTCCATTGATTGGCGGGAATGCGACGAGCGCCACGGTGGGTTATGCGGAAGCGACAGTTTCCTTCAATGATGGCGGTCAGACCTACCGTCTTGAGATCGAGATGGCGCAAGGCCCAAACCTTCCGCTTTCGATTGGCAGTTGTCAGTCGTTTCAAGTAATTAACGAAGTTGCCGCGCCGGGCGTGACGGGTGTTACCACGGGGGGGGGTTCTCTCAAGGAACAACCGGAGGAGCGAATTTTGTCACTTCGGCCGGATGCGCTTATGGCATCTACACGGTCCCTGCGCAAGCCTCTTCGACGCAGATGGACGGTTGGATTGATTGTAATGCTGGCGGCGCTTACGAGTGCCAAGTCTTGATGTGGGACGCGAACAGTAACCCATTATTTTCTGTCGGTTTTCACGGCATCGGAATGCAGCACTTCGGGATTCATGAAGTGCTCGGCAATATCCCTGCTGGCGGGTCTGTGGGAATGGCGATCTACATCTTCCCGTGCCAGTGTCCTGGCAACAATTAAACGTGACAAATAAACGCGAGGGGAACGGCTTTCGAGCCGATCTGACTTCGCGGGAAAAGAGACACTGATGGAAAGCAAGAACCTGCCAACGTTCAAGACGAACAAAGGCTACCTTTTCTACAATCCGGGAGATCGCGTCCTCGAAAACATCGCATTCTCGATCCCTGGACAGGGCGACATTCACGCCATTGCGAACTGGACGCTGGACGCGCAGCCGGAATCGTTCTTCCGTGTGCCGACAGAGCTCCGCTTCACCAACGGCGATCGCATCAACGTAGACTTCCCGGCGACGGTGCTGCTGCGGTTCAAGGACCGCGGCGTCATCCTGGTCGATGACGAGTGGGAAGTTCCGGAAGACGAAGAACTCGCCGAACGGCTGCCGATGGCGAAGACCGAGGAGGAAGCCAAGGCCAAAGGCGAGCGCCACTGGCTCAAATACATCGAAAAAGTCGTGCGCACGCATATCGAGAACTGCGATCGCGCCCGCGCCGTGGGAGGGTTCCCGCGGGAAGCGCAGGGCTTCACCAAGCGCGCTTTCAAGCTGCTCAACATGGTCGATCCGGCCGAGAAGGGCTTTGAGAGCTATAAGGCGGCGCAAGCCGCGCCGGTAACCGCGGCTTCAGCCGAACTGCAGAGCGTGGAAGCGCAAACCATCCGAAAGGAACTCGACGCGACCAAGGAAATGCTCGCCAAGGTCCTCCGGCTGCTCGCGGCCCGGGAAGACACGGCACTCGACGAGCAGATTGAGTCACAGGTTGCAACCGGGGCGGCGCCGGCCATTGAACCGCTCGCTCCGAAACCCGCGGCAAAGCCGGCCGCGAAACCCGCTCCGAAAGCAGCTCCGAAAACGGCCGCGAGGCCGGCGTAAGACACGAGAGGCGCGATGAACCTGACTCAAATGATCGACTCGGTAGCGCGGAAATCATATTTCAGCCGCAAGCGCCAGGAGGTCATCGAGGCGATCAACGATGCTGCTCAGGAGATCTTTCACTGGATCGTCAAAGAGCAGAGCGGGTACTTCCTGAAGTGGGATTACTCGCAGGTCTTCACGCCTCCCGTTACCATCCTCGATGCCAATATCACGCAAGGACAGAATGTGCTGACATCTGCAAGCGCGAAGTTTGTCGCCGCGGATGTTGGAACGGGAATCAGCGTCGCCGGCGCCGGGCCCGATGGCGATGCCCTGAATTGCAATATCCAGAGCCTTACGAACGGGACGACGGTGGTTCTCTCGCAGCCGGCGCAAGCTACGATCGCACTCGGGCAGGCAACCTTCCGCGGCTTCGAGTACAAGCTGCAGCCCGATGTCGAGCGCATCGTGCGGATCCGCGAGCAGGATTCAACGTTTGGCACCTGGCGCATCATGCACAACACGGACTTCATGGCGATGTCGCGCCTCCAGGCCATGTTTCCGCAGATGTTTGCGGGCGGCGCAAGCGGATCTTCGACCGACTCTCCGTTTCAGTGGTACGGGCCGTACGAGAAGGACGACGGCAGCTTCTACATCCAGATCGAGCCTCCGGCCGACGAGAACCGGCTGCTGGAGATCGTCTACAACGCGCAATACGTCGAGATCCAGAGCGAAGGCGACTACTTCATGCTTCCGCCCGAGTTCCGGCCGGCGTGCAAGAATCTGGCAATCGCCGACTGTCTCGATCCGAACAATGACGACCTCGCGGACAAGTACACAACCAAAGCCTTCCGGCAGATGAACTCCGCGCTCGTCATCCTGCGGCAGAAGCAGATCTCCGATCCTCCGAAAGTGGGTCAATACCTCGCTGATGAGGATGCCGGCGACGATGACAACTTCTACATTCCCGGCTCGCCGTAAGGAGCGTGATGATCCAAGGTCTCGAAAAGATCGTCCTGGCCGACTGGAGCATGGGCAGGCACACATCCGACAACCAAGCTACGCTCCCGCGGAACTCGCTGCTTGTGGCGCGAAACGTTATCCGGCAATCGGGCGCCTTGAAGCCCATGCCTGGCTATCAGGAAATCCTCGATACCACCCTGGCGCAAGTCCAGGCGCTTTTCTCCTTCGAGCGCCAGACCGATCAGATGCAATTTCTGATCGCAACGGGCGGGACCGGGATTGTCCGATCGGCCATTGACGGCTCCAGCCCTCCGGTCGAGCTGAGCAACACGGAGACGAGCGGAGATTTCGGTTTCATCGAGAACGCCTTCGCCTGTTACATGAACAACGGCGCGGCCGCGAAGAAGATGATTAACATCGCGGGCGTCGAGACCCTGGAGCCGTGGGGTTTGCAGCCGGCGAGCTCGCCGCCCTCGATTGCAATCGGTGGGGCAGGCCTCTATCTGACTTACGGCACGCGCTACGTCTATGCCGAAGTGTTTCGCTGGACGGATTCTTTAGGCACGCAGCGGTATCATATCGGCGTTCCGTCCGACCTGAGCGCCCACACCGGCCCGCTCGGCCTACAAGTCACAGACGGCGTCATGAACGCCGGCAGCCATACGCTGACCTCCGCAACGGCAGGCTTCGTCGCCGGCGATGTTGGTTTGCAGATCACGGTGAACGGCGCGGCCCCGAATGGCGGCCCGCTCGTCACCACGATCAGCGCCTTTACCAACGCGACGACGGTCACACTGACGGCCGCGGCTTCGACGACAGTGGCCGGCGCGACTGTGCAATTCAGGACAAAGGCGGTCACGCTCAGCGCCTTCGTGGCGATCAATCCAAACACGACGCATTTCTGGATCTTCCGCGTCCAGGACTCGCCGATCAATGCCTCGGGAACATATTACTTCGTCGCCGAGATCCCGGTGGCCACCGCAAGCTATGTAGACAGTTCTCCGGACATCGATCTGGACACGACCCGGCAGGCGCCGTTTGACAACTATCCGCCTCCGCTGACGAATATCCTTATCGAATACAGCGGCCGCTGCGTCGCGCTCGAAGGTGATACGGTCTCAATGTCGGCGCTCAACGAGACGCCGCTCGGCGTGGCCTACGAGAGCTTTCCGTTCTATCTGCAATTCATCGTTCCGGGAGGGATCAAGAACCTCGTGGCGGGGCTCGTCTTTCAACAGGCGCTCCTGCTCGCAACCCAAGATTACTGGTTCGAGATCAGCGGCCAGGACATTACGACCTTCCAGATGCTCGACCAGGTGGTTAAACCTGGCTGCGCCGGCCGCAAGCTCGCGCTCGTCGTGCATGGACGCCTGGTCTGGCTCGGGACCGATAAGAAGCTCTGGAGCTGGAATGGCGTCGTCGGCAACGATCCTTACCCGATGAGCGTGGCGCTGCACGGCAAAAGCGCCGATCAGCTCAATATGGACAGCCTGTCACCGGCGTTCCTCAGCCAGTGCGAGCTGCGCTGGTTCTCGAACGGGACTTACGACTGGATCGTGCTGTGTGGCCATGTCAATTCCGGGACGGCAATGGACTGGATCCAGATCTGGGATCTCTCTCCAATTACCGGGGTACTGACGATTCAGGGTCCGATCCCGATGCCGGCCGAGAGTGACTTTTTTCCGTATGACAACTTCCAGACTTCGCTGACGGCCCGCGATGCCGGCACGGATTACATGTACTTCGGCTCTTCGACGAGCGGGCTTGTCTATCGCTTCCCGCAAGGAACGGATTTCAACGGCGAAGATATTGCAGACGCGGTAATCGGCACACCGTGGGTCCGGCTCTCGAATGATCCTGCGGCCGGCATGAGCGGACGGGCGCGGACGTTCTTCGCGAAGATCCTCACCAATATCGAGAACGCTTATCAATCGTTCCGCATGGCCGCGGTTGCCTCGAAAGGTGTCGATCCGAGTTTAACGGGACAGGATCTCGATCTCGAACTGGATCAGGATGGGAATGCGGTCGATTACACGGTCGCGCGCGCGAACCTCAATCACTACGAGCAGACGGCGTTTGGGGCATGGATCAAGCTCTTTGTCTCCTTCCCGCCTGATCTCGATGAGGACATGGCGCTCTCGGCGATCGAGGTCTCTTTCAAAGAACTGCCGGAGGTCTAATGTCAACTCCTCCAGCTTCGCCAGTCGGACAGCCGGCGCGGAACCAGATCGCGAACCTCAAAGTGACACCGAGCGCGACATTCCTCGGGGTCACGGTGAGTTTTCGCATCAACACGCTGTATCAGGTTGCGAGCATTTCCCTGATTCGCAGCTTCACCAAGCCCGATCTCAGCTCGACCGGATCCGGCGTGGCCGCGATCGCGGCCGGAACGTTTCTCGCGGACGTGCCATTGCAGACCGGCGTCTATAGCTACATTGACGGGGATCCGGCGATTCTCGGAAAGACTGTTTACTATTGGGTCCAGGTTGTCTTGGAAATTCCGCAAGCAATCGGGTCCTTCTCTTCACCGCCGCCGTGGAATCCGGCAACCGCATGAGACCTCCACAATTAGGGACGATCTCATTCCCGGTCTATATCTTTTACGGTCCGGTGAGCACGACGCCGGCGACTGCGCTTCCCTTTCCGGCCACGCCGATCGTGTGGCTCTCAGCCTCGGAAGAGCCTGGCATCGAAGCCGGGACGTGCATTGTCCACTTGTCATGTTTGCCGGCCGTGGATACCGATTACAGTCATGGCATCCTGGTCTTGATTGCCGGTTACGACGGCAATGGGGCCGATGTCGAAATTTACCAGGACACAAACGTTGTCCTTACCTTCACGCTCAAGCGAACCGGCGAGACGCCGTCGTTCTCCGTGTGTGCAGTGAATGCCGCGGGAGCGATTTCGAGCGCGAGCGCAGCCGTCGCCCTCACGCTCAATGGGACGGCAACGATTCCCACAAAGCTCGCGAGCGTCGTCGCGACCGAAGGCCACGGCTTGACGGAAGTCAGCTTCCAGGCCGCGCCGGAATCGAATGTCACCGAGTACCGGCTTTACCGCGGGGCCTATGGCGGAACGTTCTCCGGCGCAACGCTGGTCGAAACTATCCAGCAAACCGAGGAAGCCAACTATTCGATGGCAGATCCCGGGCACGTCAATGGCGGCGTGAACACGTACCAGTGGTATGTAACGTCTGTAAATCCTACCGGCGAGAGCACTCCTTCGGATCCTGTCTTGCCGTTCGTGAAATGGTGAGTGAATGCCCTGGCGACGATCACCGTGGGATGTGCGTCCCGCGACGAAGGAAGAACTCGCTTTGCTGCAGGCGGACCTGGCGAAGGATCCGGCAAAGTGGGAACAGGTGGATCTCTCGAAGGGAATTGTCTGCGTAACCACCTACGAAGGCAAGATTGTGATGTACGGCAACGCCCGGCTGATCTGGCAGATTGAGCCGATCAAATGGATTGAAGGCGCCCGGAAGCAATTTGCTCCGTTCGAGCGTAAGAAAGCAACTTATCTCACTATCCGTTGGCTTCGCGATTGGCTTGCTGACATGCGGCACAACCCGCTGATCCGGGGTTATTTCTGCCTCATCTCGAACGTCAATCAGGCGATGCAAAAGAATGCCGTGTCATTCGGAATGCACCGAGTGTACATGGGCGTGAAGTTCTTCGCAGAAAACTTCAAGGAGTGAGATATGGGCGGAGGACAAGCGAACGCAGGCCAGGCGTCGCAAGCGGCCAGTAACGCCAACACGGCGGTACAGGGGAACATCTCAACGGCGAACGCCGCAAGCGGCCGCGCGAATTCTCTTTACAATCTGCTCTTCGGTTCGGGCGGCTCAGGATCCAGCGGAACGCTCTCCGGGTTCATGAATCCGGCGTCGATGAACGTGACGACGCCCACCGGCGCCTACAAAACGAATTACGAGCAGACCATCCAGCAGATCCAGAATCAAGGCAACAATGCGCAGAAGGGCATCATCCAGCAGGCCGCGAATAACGGCCTTGGACTGTCGAGCCCTGCGATCGCAGCGATGGCACGGGATACGGGTTTGCAGACGGCGAACCTCACGGGACAGGCATTCAACAATGCTGTGACGAACCAGCAGCAGCAAGCGATCAACAATTTCTGGAATGCGACCGGGACGGCGGCAACTGCAGCCGGAGCGAACAACCAAACGGCCGTGGCTGGCAACACGGGAGCTGGATCGACTTCTTCCGGGATCTATGGAACTGCCGGCGCTTATCATCCTCCGGCATGGACCTCGGCTCTCGGGTCTGGTCTTGCTGCTGGAGGCGCTATCGGATCCGCGGCCCTGATGCCGACGCCTCCGACGCCCGCGGGCGCAACTCCGGGGTGCGCCGTGGCAGGCTCGAAGATCCTCACGCCGCGCGGCGAGTTGGAGATCGAGCGCTTGCGTGCCGGCGATGAGATCTGCCAGAAAGGCGATCGCGTCGCGAAGCTGAAATGCGCTCCGATTCCTTATGCTCTGGCGAATATCTATCGCGTTGAGAGCTTCGACGAAAAAGTTGTGCTGGTCGCCTCCGAGCACGCTTTCATCAATCCCAAGGGCGGATACACCGAGGCTGAAGATCTTGCAGTCGGCTTCGATCTCGACATGCTCGGCAACGATCGCGGCCGCGTAAAGAGCGTCAGCCGCGTCGGCACAGATACGGTCTACAAGATCGTGACCTGCGACGACAACACCAACCGCACGTACTGTGTCGAGGGATTCTGGAGCTTGGAATAGCCTATGTCATTAGCGAATCTAACATCGCCGTTTGGAACGCCAGGGCAGGATCCCAACGCGCCGGTCGTCGGCTTCGATCCGACGAAGATTGCGCAACAGGCGCAGACCGATCCCTCAGTGCGCATGATGTTCGCGCAAATGTTCGCGGATCCGGCGTCGCGTCACTTCGTCCAGGACTCTGGGAACGTTGTTGATGCGATGGCGCGGCCGGATAATCCCTGGAGTCCAGGGACTTCGATCGTTGCGCAGCCTCCCGCAGCAACCGAACCGGGCGCACCTGGCGCCGGAGCTGGCTCCTCTTCGCAGATCGGGCCGCCGTATTCCTCAGCCAGTTTCGGCACTGGCACGCCTTCCCCCGCTGGAACCTCGCCTTATGCGGACGCGCATCAGTATGCGATGGACAATCCGTCTGCAGCGGCCATTCCCGGCCGGCCCGTAGATCCAATGGCGAATGTCCACGGCGCGAGGAAGGCGTTGCTGATGGCCTTCCTCGGTCTCAACAAGTTCGGCGCTGGCCTCGCGCATCAGCAAGGCTCGTTTGCTGATGAGTTTCTCGGCAATGAAATGCAGGCGCAAGGCGAGCAACGGCGATATGACGCAAACCTTCCACTCCTCAAGACGCAAGCCGAGAACGCAGCCTATAACACTTACCTCGGACAGACCGCACAAGAAGCCGGGATCGAGCACACCGCGGCCGAGACGCGCAACCTGCAGGCGAATGTTCCCATGCTGCAGCGTCAGCAGGCCTTCATCGACAAAGCCCGGACACTGAAAGAGTCCGGGAAATACGCGACCGATCAGGACCTCTTGAACGCACTGCTGCCTGAGGCTCGCACCATTCCCGGCATGTCGATGCAGATGCTCAATGACGCCGTGGACAGCACCAAAGTGCTTGGCTCGAAATACACGCTCTCGCGGGATCCGCAAACCGAGCAACCGATCGAGCTCACCGATCGCCAGGGGGATAAGTATTCAGCATCGAATCTGCCGAATGATCCCGAAGCTCGGCAAATGTGGAACGATGCGCTTACAGCCGCGTCCTCGAAGGAAACGACCGAAGAGAACAAAGAAAAGCGCGTTGCCGGCTACGCGGCCGATCGCCAGGCGCAGGCCTTCGAGAATGCGCAGAAGACCGAAGGACAGAAGCAGGCAACGACGCACCTGGCTGACATTCGCGATGCCGCAAACCAGCAACAGCTCATGCAGGATCTACTGAGTGGCAAAAAGGATCCCGCGGGGCAGACGGCTGCAATGTTCAAAATGATTGGCCTAGAACAGCCGACCGGAACACATCGCATCATGCCGGCAGAAATTGAAGGCGTCGAGCATCTGGGCGGATTGTCGGATAAATTGAAACAAACCTTGCTCGGCTGGAAGCAGGGCGACAAATTCTCTCCGGATCTCGTCCCCGATGTCATCGCAACCGCAAAGACGTTGACCGACAACAAAATTAAACAGGCCAACGATAACCTCGAAGACGTGCATCGGACGTACGGTTACAAAGTCACCGGCTCGGACGCAAACGGCCGGCTCGATGGACGGCCGTCGCTCTACGGGGTTGGCGCACAGCCTGCAGCGGCCGCTGGAGGCGGAGGCGGCGAGGTCACGGTCACAGATCCATCCGGAGGCGTTCATACCTTTCCAAACCAGGCGGCCGCCGACGCTTTCAAGAAACTTGCGGGGATCCAGTAAATGTCACCTCAGCCCGTCGATTACGCCGCGCTCGCTAAGCAAGCGGGCGCGACCTCGTCTGTGCCGCCTCCGGCCGCTGCGCCCGGGCCTACTGCGCCGTATCGCATGGCAGGCAGCTCGCCAGCGGCCGCACCGATCGACTATGCGGCAATGGCAAAGCAGGCAGGATCCACCGGCTACACCCCTCCTCCTGCAAGCGAAGAGCCTGGCATGCTGAGCCGCGCATGGCGCTACATCAACACCCCTCTGATTCCCGAAGGTCGAGCGGAAAGCGAAGCGCGTCAGGATGTGAGCGCTCCGCCGACAATGGAGACCGCCGATCATCCAATCTGGACCGGGATCAAGCGTGGGATCGAAGGCACTTATGCCGACACCCTCAGCACAGCGCGAAGCCTGATTTCCTCTCCCGCCTCTCTCGCTCTTGCGGTCGCCGGCGCTCTCGGTCGTGTCCCTGGAGCCGTAGGGAGTATTGCAAAAGCAGTGCAGGGTCTCGGAGCTGCAGGCTACGCTGCCAAAGGCGCGAGCGACATTGCAGACATCAGCACTCAGCCGGGAAACATGAGCCCGGATGATCTGCAGAAACTGTTCTTCGATGGCGCGCAAGTCGCAGGAGGCGCGGCCGGAACGGCGGATGCGATTGCGGGATCGTCGCCCAAGACCGGCGTTGCAATGATGAACCGGGTAATTAAACCTGGCCTCAAGAATTTCGAACGGGGACAGAATCCTGGACAAGCCGTCATCGATGAAGGTTTGACGGGGAACAGCACAGCAGATCTCGCGCAGAACATCAAATCGCGATACCGCATGGTTGGACAGCAGATCGGTGATACGCTCACGACTCCAGCCGCAGCCGCACAGAAGCTCGATGTTCATACCGCAGTCACGCAACCGATCGATGATGCAATGACGACGGCACAGAATGCTGGCCGTGCTGATCTCTACACCAAACTGCAGACGATCAAGGACCAACTCACTAAGAATTTCGCTCCAGATGCAAATGGTGATCTGCAACCGATCGGACCGATCACCAAGAATAAAGCCTTGGTCGATCTGACGCCGGAAGAAGTAACCGACATCAAGCGCCAAGTGGGCGACGTGACGAAATGGGAGGGCACTCCTTTTCGGGACGAATTCAATCAAGTAAAGGCGGCGATTTATGGGAACCTGAAAGATGCCGTGGAGCAGGCGGTTCCCGATGTTGCCCCACTGAATGCGCGTTATCGAATGTTGAAGAACGCTGGAGCGGCGACTGACAGAACGGCCGCTGTCCAAGAACGGCAGAACGCAGTCAGTTTGCCTGATTACATTTTGACCGCTGGAAGTGTCCCTGCTGGCCTGGCGGTGGGACATCCTATCGAGGGGGCCCTAACGGGAGCTGCGTTGGCAACTGCGAGACATGCTCTTTCATCTCCTGCTATTCAAACCAGAGCCGCACAGTTTCTAGCTCACGAAGGGCCGGCAGCTGGAGCAGCGGGCGCTGCACTTTCTACGGCTCAGCCCGATAGGAAGAAAAAGAAGCGCTAACGGGGAATCTTGGCGATCACCCACCAACTTATAACCATGATGAGCATCGCGAGGAACAAGGCCAACACTTAGCAGTCCTCCTTAATAAACGCTGCCGAGGCAGACGAGGATGCAATTCGGATCGTCAGCTCGACAGAGCGAGTAATTGTCGCATTTGTAAATGTCAATCTTGGGAACATCGGTCCGGTATAGTTCATCCAGCGATGGCGCAGTGCAACTCTTGTCATCCTTGTTGCAAGTGAAATCAAAATGCCGAATTGGCTTTCCCTCGCCGGGAAAGGCGTCCTCGGCGCTGATGCTTCTAACGCCGTGCGCATTTACCATGGTCATGGTCACTCTTACCAGACGACCCCAGTACGGTTTCTTGGGCGAAGAGTCGGCCGCGACAGCCGGCATGACGAAGAGTGCAATCGCGGCCATGAGTAACTTTCCCATATCTCAGCTCCGGCGCAAGCCGTGCCACTCATCAATCTCAACATGATCCCCGGTCGCCGTTCCAGGGGGAAGCTGATCGCACTCCACTACCAAGGAGTCTTTATCGACATGCGAGACTTGCGCCGTTCCGCGTTGCTTGCCCTCTTTATCGCGGATCACAATTAGGTCACCTTTGCTTGGCAGGTTCATGTCTCGACTAGCATACTCCCGCTGTCAATCCCCCACCTTGGTGCTGTTCGGAAATCGTAACAACTTTCGGCCTCTGAGCCTTTCGGCCACTTGACCGAACCGCCTGTCAGCCCTAGCATTCAGGCCGTTTCAACTGTTTGATGTTCGGAATTTGTAACAGACTGTGATTTCTCTTGAATAAGTTGTCTCGAAAACTCAGAATGCGCGGGCTTTCCCCCGTCACTGCTCCGGTCCGATCTCATGGAGCAAGCCTGGCCGCGCACCGAGGTCTCAGACCTGGTGAAGACGGCAGCTTTAACGCAACTTCCTTTCAAACAAGCCGCCCTCGGATGGCTGGAGAGCCGCCGTTTCCACCTGTCCCCGCGAACCTTTGAGGATTACGGAAACTACATCAAGACACTGACCCGGTTCTTCCGCGAGATGCGCTTGCCGGAAATCGATGGCGACCAGGTCCGAGCGTACCAGCGGGCGCGTCGTCTGCAAGCCGGCGCCGGGCTCATCAACAAAGAGTGCGGCGTGCTGGTGATGATGCGGAAGCGGATCGGGCAGCCCCTCTCCGATTACCAGCGCCTCCGCGAGCCCAAAGATTACGAGTCGCCAGGGCGCCGGCTGACGGATGAGGAAGAGAAAAAGCTGGAGAAAGTCTTTCGCGCGGCTGCAGACGTTCCCAAGTGGGCCGTCGCGGGATTGACCTCGATCCTATCCATGAAGTCCGGATGCGGACCGGGCGAGATCCGCTTCCTGCGATTGAAGGACTGCTCGCTCGATCCTCCGCAGATTGTGATTCCGCCCAAGGGGGCAAAGAACCAGCGGCGACAGCGGCTTATACCGTTGAACGATGCCGGCGCGTGGGCGCTCGAAGGATTGCTCGAACGCGCCATGAAGAAGTGCGGCGCCGGCGAGCCCGATCACTTCCTGATCCCGTTTCAGAACCGCGACAAGAAGTACGATCCGACCAAGCCCTGCAGCGAGGATGGATGGCGCTCGGCATTGAACCAGCTCCTTGGGATGGCCGACGTAAAAGTCCGGCCGTATGACTTCCGTCACCATGCTGTGTCGGTAGCGATCTCAAATAAACGAGTCACCCGCGAAGGCGCAAAAGCGTACTTCGGCTGGATCTCGGAGCGGATGTTTCGCCGGTATGGACATCAGGAATTGGCAGCCTTGAAAGTGGTTGCCGCGGCAATGGACAAGAAGCCGGCGCAATCTGTGGATAACCTGCAAAAGGCCCTCCAGGCAAGGCGAGAGCAGGCCTCAAAATAGTGCTTGACAATTATTTATGACTATTTATACTACTGGCGTGGCTCAGAAGAAAAGAATCAAGCCGGCAGTGAAGACCTGGCAACCGACTGCGGAAGATCAACAGTTGATGGATGACCTCCGAGCGAAACTAGGTGTAACCGATCCGGCAATCGTCCGTATGGGCATCCGTAAACTGGCCGAGGCGGAAGGTATTCTAAAGAGCGCAGCGTAGTTATTCTTTGGGGTGATTGTGCATTTCTGATGTACGCGGCACACACCTCGGATGAGCGATTTCTCAAGTCGCATTTCTAATCCGAGGGTTGCAGGTTCAATTCCTGCCGCGCCTACCAGATCTGCAGATCATCACCTGAAACGGTGAAACGATGGCAGATCGCGAACAAGTCGAAGCTGGCAACCTCGGACCCCAACCTGTAATACCCCTCCCCCAAATTTTCTATCGACCGCGCTTCCTGGTCCTTCCCACTGGCAGAAGTGTTTTCGCCTGGGGGGTCTGGGACACCGACAAATTCCCTCTCGGCTCGATGGCCCTTTCGATCCCCCGGAATTCTGATTGGGTCTCTCGGCACCGGGACATGGGCTTGGCCTACGCCAAAGCTCGCTCCCTCAACAGGCTCTATTCGCAGCAGAAGGCGGCAGCGTGAAGCGTTCCACCACTGAATTCGTCGTCAAGGGCGTCATCACCCGTCTGGCATTGTTCTTCCAGGCGCAAGGCGACCAGAAATACACCGGCCGCGAGATCGCCAGAATTCTGCTCTCAGCCTGGTTCAGTTACGAGCAATCGACCTGGCCGGGATTTATTGCCATTGCAGACGCAACTGGCTATGTGGAAGCGGATGCGCATCTGGGCGCAGTCGAGGGAGTGTGAGCATCTTGCGCGAGACGGCAATTATTGCCGGCATTCTGATCGCGGCGCTGATTGTGGCGCTTGGGATCGGTTTTCTCATGGGGAAAGTATGAATCAACGGCCTGGCATGTTCGATTCCTGGAAGGAGCTCGGCGTCTTGGCAATCAACCTCGCCGGCTTAGTGGGGTTGCTGGCGGGAATTATTTACGGTCTGCCCGTTGTCTATGCGCTGGTGAGCCGATGATCGGAATTTTTCTCGATATCGACGCCATCAACAAACGCTGCGGCAACTGTGACTGGTATTTCAATCTGCAGCCAGACGGGATGCTCGTGATCCTAATCCGCAAACGCAACGTCTGCGAAACCGAGAACGCAGCCAAATATTTAAAAGCTGGCGGAGATATTCAGATCGAGGGCCGTCCGTAGTCAGAGGTAAAGAGATTAGCAGAGACCGAGAAACGATAAATCGTATCGGAGGAGAAAAACAACATGGCAACCGCAGTGAACCATCAACCACCCATTCTCGATGCGCGGCAGGGTAAAGGGCCGCAAGTCGTGAATCCAACTACAGCGCAAAAACAAATCATCCCGATCAAAGTCGGTATTTTCGGAGGCCAGGGATCCGGCAAAACGACTTCTGCCGCGATGCTTGCGCTCGGTCTATCGATCGAGCTTCACAATCGAGCGCCCGTATGGGTTACAGACACCGAACCAGGCTGGCAGTTCATGAAGCCGCTCTTTGCGGCGGAAAAAGTTGAACTCGTCCAGCGCACCGTTCCGACGTTCAAGGCCATGCTCGGTGATATCCGCGACGCGCAACGAGGCGGAGCGTGTGTGTGGGCTGGCGATTCTCTCACGATCATCTGGCAAGAGCTGATGCAGTCGTTCAAAGCGAAGAACGGCGGACGCATCCCGATCAACGTGTGGGGAGACATTAAAGCGCTGTGGGGGCAGTACACATCCAGCTTCCTCAATTCCCCGATGCACTGCTTTGCGCTTGGGCGGCTCGGTAACGTCATGGAGGAAATTCAGGACGACGAGTCGAAGACGGGCGGCACGAAGCTGGTCAAAACCGGGACTACCTTCAAGGCTGGCGGCTCGGAGTCGTTCGGCTATGAGCCTCACTTGTTGCTCGAATTGAGTCTGGAGCGGAAAGCCAAGCGCAAAGCCGGCTCGACTCTCGAAGGCGAAGGCCGGATGGTTCACCGCGTCGATGTCCTCAAGGACCGCACCTGGGCGCTCAACGGCAAAGTGATTCGCTGGTCTGACAAGGCAGCTTACAAGCCGGGCGGTTACCGCGATGTATGGACTTCAATCAAACCGCACTTTGACCTGGTCCAGCAGACGATGGGCTTCGTGACACTCGATACCACACAAGACAGCTCGGACATGATCGACAGCAACGGGAATTCCGAGTTCTACAAGAACCGGGAACGGCGTAACCATTGCGCTGGCGAAATCACGGAACTGCTCGATCACCTGTTTGGTGGAACCGGCAAAGAAGACAAGCACATCCGCCGCGAAGTCACACGCTCGATTTTCAATGTGCTCTCGAAGGAAGCGGCTGCAGATATGTCGCTCGAAAAGGTCGAACGTGGCCTGCGCATCCTGCAAGCCTTTGAACGGCGCATCAAGCGCGAGAAGGCTGGCGATCCGCCGAACGACATCCTCGCCAAGGGTGAACTAGAAATCTTGGCTCAGCTCGATATCGACATCCGCGAATTCGACGAAGGCACTGCGGAAGAAAGCGAGTTGCCATTCTAATGCGCTGCCACTACGAAACGACTGAATCTCGCCCCGGAGCCGCAGACGGAGGGTTTGAGTGTCCCAAACCAGCCGTCTACGAATGCGCCGGCTGTGGTCAGAGCTTTTGCAACTCTCACCTTCGAGTCTGTCGGGATTGCGGACAGCAATTCTGCCACGCTCCGATGGAAGGCCATTGCTACTCAGCCCATCAATGTCCGGCTGAGAAGAAACCGAACGCCGGCCAGGTCATTCAACAGACGGCGAAGTTGGTGCAACAAGTTTATCGGTGAGGAAGGGAGATCGCGCGAGGGGACGCCCCGGCTCTCCTGAAAACACGCCGGGGCGTTTAGCTGGCTCCATCGTCGAGACAGTGGCGCCAGTTAAGCGAACAAGAGGAAGGCTATTTCATGAAAATTACTTTCGCCATGTTGCGCGAGAAGCACGCGTGTGAAGATGGCTTCCGCTGGGTCAAGAAAAACATCGATGACGGCATCGAATACGGCGAGTTTGTTCGTCAGCTCGAAAAGGCCGGACACAATGAATGGGCCGATTGGTTGATCCATCAATTCGGCGCAGACATTCTCGCTGAAAACTGGCGGATCAAAGAAATCCTGGACGCCACCAGTGGCAAAAACGACTCAGGGGACTCCGCGCAGATCGGCTCCTCAGGGGACTCCGCGCAGATCGGCTCCTCAGGGTACTCCGCGAAGATCGGCTCCTCAGGGAACTCCGCGAAGATCGGCTCCTCAGGGGACTCCGCGCAGATCGGCTCCTCAGGGAACTATGCGCAGATCGGCTCCTCAGGGAACTATGCGCAGATCGGCTCCTCAGGGAACTATGCGCAGATCGGCTCCTCAGGGGACTCCGCGCAGATCGGCTCCTCAGGGGACTCCGCGCAGATCGGCTCCTCAGGGGACTCCGCGCAGATCGGCTCCTCAGGGAACTATGCGAAGATCGGCTCCTCAGGGGACTCCGCGCAGATCGGCTCCTCAGGGTACTCCGCGAAGATCGGCTCCTCAGGGTACTCCGCGAAGATCGGCTCCTCAGGGAACTATGCGAAGATCGGCTCCTCAGGGTACTCCGCGCAGATCGATGCCACCGGCAAGAAGTCCATTATCGCTGCGGTTGGACTCGGCTCAAAGGCCAAGGCTGGCGAGGATGGCTGCATTGTGCTCGCTTGGTGGGATGAAAATAAGTCGCGCCCGCGAGTGACCGTGGCCTATGTGGGCGAAGACGGCATTAAAGCCGACACCTGGTACGCCCTCGATGCCAAGGGAAAGATTGTCGAGGTCAAAGAGTAGCGGGACATGATGGAACTATTTTGCATCGTCTGCAAAGGCGCGATCCCGGAGAGACGGATCGAGAGAGCAGGCGTAAAGACTTGCTCCTTGAAGTGCGGCGCAGAGTTCGCTCGGATGCTCCGGGAAACTTGGCGTGAGCAGATGGCCGGCAATACCTGCCCGACATGCCTTCGTTATGTGCCGCTGAATTCGACAGAAGCAGCCCTCATTGAGTCACTGAGATTGCCAATGGCACATGGACACGCAAACGCGGCGAGGTTCGTCTAATGGCAACCTACGCGAGTTCTCATGAACTGCCGGTCGAGCACGGAGTTCCCATGCCGCCACGCGGCGACTTCAAACGCCGCTATCCGTTCAAGAAATTGCATGTCGGCGACAGCTTTTTCGTGCCCTGTGAACCGTTTGAGATGGAGGACCGCTGGAATTCTCTGACAAGCTGCATCCGCAACGCAACCCACAGGACCGGACATAAGTTTGCCTGGCGTCAGGTAGACGGCGGTTTGAGAGTTTGGAGGATTCGATGAAGCTCGAACACCATGCGCACGAAGCATTGGAAGACTTGGCGAAATGCAACACCGGACGCCAGGGCCAGGGCTTTATCAAGTCCGCGAAGATCGCGATGGAACTCTTCCAGATCGGCTATGCCCGGCCCGTGAAGAACGGCGACCGCAATCTCTGCGCCGTAACTCTTGAAGGCTTTCGATTCCTGCAATCGAAGCGGAATGGGGCGAAGGCATGAGAGAACGCCTCTATCAGTGGCATCTGCGACTCGCTCGCGCCTCCCTGGTGCTGACTCCGGAAGAAAGCAGTCTGCTCGATCGCTGGCAGGGTCGGTTCCCCCAAGCCGGCGCCGACGAGTGGCCCGGATGGACCGCGATCATCGGCGAACGTCCTACGCCAAAGCCGACGCTGGCCTTTCGGCGCGAGAGGTCTGCATGAGCAGAGCTGCCCAGGAATACGTGCTCTCGCTCGACGGCAGCCGCGTGAATCGCCATCAGCATCACCTGCTGCTGGTACTGGCTTTCTATCATCAGGCCTCGCGCGAAACTTACTGGCCTTCCCATAAGACGCTCGCTGAAAAGTGTCATGTGAACGATGGCCTCGGAACAAAGTCTGACCAGCGCCAGGTCCGGCGCATGGTGCAGGAACTGGAAAACCTCGGCATTCTCCGGTTCACCGCTGGAATTGGCCGTGGTAATCAAGGCGCCTATGTGTTCGTAGAACTAGAAAACAGGACTGGGCAGTCCTCTTTTGATGAAATAAAACAGGACACAAAAGAGGACAATCCGCGACCCGTAAGAAGTATTGAAGTAAACCTTACAAGACCCATACAAGATCAAAATCTGACCGATGATGCTGAAAGTAATTCAACATCATCAGAGTTTGACTTAGTAAACCGGACTCCCCAGTCCTCTTTTGTGGAGCGCGTGATTCGGGCGTTCGAACAAAGCCCGGTCACTAGCGGAAAAGCAAAGCGCTCCGACGTCGACGCCGCGCGGGCCCTCCTGCAGGCATTCAGTCCCGAGCAGATCGAGTACGGCATTCTTCTCGCCAGCGCCCGCAGGCTCAGTAGCGGCCTCAACGAACTGGCGGCAGACAAAGTCCACACGCTGGCCTACTTCCGCGGGGCGATTGAGGAAGGCCTGGCCGACGAACCGCACGCCGCGACTTACGTGGAATATCTGCGCCGCGTGGTAAGGCGCTATCCCAAAAAGCAGCCGCAGAGTGAGATCGCATGACTGAAGACTGCAAACTCTCGCCATATTTCAGACTACCTGGCATGGAACAGCTTCGCCGCGAAATGCGCACCGAAGACGCTCAAGCCGTGCTCGACAATGACCGCAAACGGGCCGCGGAGCGCAATCGCAAAAGCAGCCAACGCGCTGCACTGACCCGGTTGCAGGAAAAGAGCGCATGAGCTACGGCCTTGGAACTCGGAGCTATAACCGCTCGACGGAGAAACGGCAATTAGACCGTGAGCGCAAAGAAATCACGGCCAAATTTGAAGCCTCGCCGCGCCGCGAGATTCCCGTCCTGCTCTGCCATTGCCGGAGCTTTCGGACTTCCCATCGCCCGGACGAGCACAGGAAACTGCTGAGCGATTACGACTGGCGACTCCCGGAGGAGCGTCGCGGCATGGATGTATGGGAGCCGTGGGTTGCATGAAGGGCGCGTTCAATTTTCCGGGCACGATTGTTCTGCGCAATGGGATACCAAAGATTGTTGGCAGTGCCGAGCGATGGAAGCGAGCACTTGAGGGACACAAAGAATCGGCACACGCCGGCGAGCTCGACAAGAAGTGTCAGGCGTGCCGGGAATTACAGCAACGACTGAAAGGCGCAGCGTGAAACTCCAGCGCAACGAATTCTGCCCCGTCCATCGCCGCACCGACTGCTGCGGACGTGGGCAGATGAAGAAAATGCCGCGGCGGAAGTATTTGCAGACCGAGCCGGGCGTCTCGATTATTCCGGACGACCACGTTCCCCGAGGGTTTCGAGAACGACGATCGCCCTCAGCCATGAAGCGCCTATTGAAAGAGAAAATCCGCCTACAAAACGGACTCTGCGGGATCTGCGACAAGCCGATGGAAGATGCGCGAGACATCGTGCCAGACCACAAAGAACCGCGCGGGATGAATGGCGGACGACGGGACGATTCTCCGGACAACATCCAGGCCGCGCACTCGCTGTGCAATTTAGAAAAAGGCAGCAAACGAATTCAACCGGAGGCGATAACTTCATGAGCTCACCCGCAGTCGAGAAGTCAACCGGCTTGCAGACCATTCCCCTGTCAGCCGTCTTCCGTAACGTCAACAATCCCCGCAAGCACTTCGACCCGGCCTCGCTGAAAGAACTCGCCAAGTCGATTGAGTCGCATGGGATCCTGCAGCCGTTAGTCGTGCGCCCGGATCCGATGGGCGGCAAGAAGTACGAGCTCGTTGCCGGCGAGCGAAGATGGCGCGCGGCGAAGATTGCCGGCAAAGCCGATGTCCCCGTGATCGTCAGCACGCTCAGCGACCGCGAAGCTCTCGAAATCATGGTGATTGAGAACTTGCAGCGGGAAGACGTGCAACCGCTCGAAGAAGCCCGCGGCTATCAATCGCTGATGAACTGCGACAAAGACGTCACGGTCGAATCGATTGCGGCGAAAGTGGGGATGAGTGTCGGCTACGTTTATGCCAGGCTGAAACTGATCGCTTTGATTCCAGCCGCGGCGGAAGCGCTTGAGAGGAATTTCATTACGCCGGGCCATGCGGTCCTGATGGCGCGTCTGCAACCTGGCGACCAAGTCCAGGCGCTCTATGCCTGTTTCTCGGTGGCCTTTGACAAGAAAACATCATTCGAGCCACAGGGCGGCAAATTTGCAGATATCATTCGGGACGATGACGGGCGTGAATCGCCCCTCTACCTTTCGGAAAAAGGCTTGCGCGAGTGGATCCAGGACAATGTCAACCTGAAATTAAAAGGCGTCCCGTGGGATCTCGATGATGTGAATCTCGTGCCACAGGCCGGATCCTGTGTCGCCTGTCCAAAACGTTCCGGCTCCAATCCAGCTTTGTTTGCGGAACTGACCGTCAAGGGCGAAGACACTTGCTTCGACCCTGTTTGCTTCAAAGAGAAGCGCGAGGCCTTCGTCCAGCTCGAAATCAAGAAGGACAAAGAGGCGGCTAAATCAGAAAACCGCAAGAGGTTTATCGAGAGCGTAGGTCCTCACGATAAGTCCGGCCAGTACGAAGAGGCCGATGTGCTTCGCCAACTCAGCGAGCAAACCGCATATTCCGAGGCCAAGCCAGATCAGAAGGTTTTAAAAGCCGGTCAATGGCTGCCGGCGAAGGCAGGATCCTGCAGCTCGGTCGAGAAGGGCATGATCGTGCGCGGGGATAATGCCGGCGAGCGAAAACTCGTCTGCTGCAATGCGGCATGCAAGGTCCACAGGCACAAGCTCAGCGCTTCCTCGACCGGATCCCGCTCCGCGCCAGTCGATTATGATCTGCAGCGCTACCAGGAGCACAAGAAGCGGATTCGCGGCAAGAAGAAAGCTGCAGCCCGAGCTCAATTAGCTCGTCAGATCGTCGCGAAAACGGGGACCGCAGTTCCCGCGGATCTACTACGCCAGGCGGTTGTCTCGATTGCCGAGCGGCGTGACGGCGCGGACCTGCTATGGCTCCTCGGCATGGATCCAAAGGCAGCGCACGCGGCAGACTTCGGGAAAGTCCTCGGGAAAGCGAAGGGCGTCCAACTCAATCAATTGCTCGTCGCGGCGTTAATGATGGGCTTCCTCAATGAATATTCCGACGACAACAAAGATCGCGCCGCGCTGGCCGAGCTTGCGAAAGCACTGAACCTTAAAAATCCGCAGGGACTTCTATCGAGCCAGGACGAGCGGATCAACAAACTGCGGACCTGCCGCGGCTGCGGATGCACAGAGGAAGCGGCCTGCGAATATTACGACCAGAAAAAAGGCAAGCATGTTTCGTGTCATTGGGTTGAGGACGACTTGTGCTCATTTGAAGACTGCGCAAAATACGCGCCCAAAAAACCTGAGCCGGCGAAAACGCAGACGCCTGCAAAGGCGAAGAAAGGAAAGTCTGCAAAATGAGTGCCTGGCGACAAACGGCAAACGGGAAAGAGCCTACAGATCCGCGGATGCAGCAGATTGTCTTCCAGATTAAGGCGGGCAGGCCGTTCAAAGCTATTGCGGAACAGTTCGGTATCACTGTGGCTCGTGTGTCAGCGATTCGCCGCGCCGCAGGTGAAAAGCGTCGGGTTGAGCCAGCTACCCAGTCGAAGTAGGAGTTACAATTATGTCCATGACCATTGAGCATCGAACATACATCGAGCCGAAAGACATCTTAGCTTTCGAGATTCGCTGCAAACTCTGTCAAGCGCAGGCGACGTACAAGATCGAGAAGATGCAGCTCGATCGCTTGGCCGTGCGGATGATCTGCCCAAACTGCGGCACTGACGTATTGCTCTCCGCAGAGGATAGCCCGGAATTGAATCGTGTACGAGAGTTTGTCCAATCCCTGCGGCGATTGATCCAAACAGAGAGTCGTGCGCTCATCAGGCTAGAAATCACCAACGAACCCAAATAGGCAACGATTTCCTCATCGCAAGGCCACATAGCTATTAAGTTAATAGCACTTCGCCATTTACAAAAATCTCGACTTATCCGATAGTGGCATTCGTAGTTCAGATTTACCGAGCTACCGTGCCCTAAGAAGGCCATCCCACGCGGAGCGGGGGCTACGGACAGCGTAGCTCTCTCCAGAGATAAATCTCATGCGAAATTCACGAAAGATGGTCAAAGTGCGTTCGTGCCAGGGTTTCGCGATCTGCCAAGTCTCGCCGAGCGAGGCTCGCGCGCTCGAAGCCAGCGATCCAAGCATCATCAAGATGGACGATGGCTCTCTGCAATTCCAGTCCTATCAAAACGCCCGCGACAACTCTCCCACCTCGCTTACGCTTTCTGACATCCGGCTGAATGCCGGGGAATGTGGCGCACCCAAGCCCTTGTACTTGCGGCGCGATGGGGAGATCGATCCGGTTGAAGCGGCGAAGGACAAAGTCAAATTCTGGCCGCGGGTGGGCGATGTAAAGCGCGAAGTGCTGATCGGGGACTTCTGTCCGATTCTTTTCATGCGTCACAAGACCGCGCATGGCGAAGTGATTCTCTCTCACGTTCCGTAATTTCAACGTTGTACAGCTTCCCATTAGCAAGCTCTCTGCGATTCCGATCTCGGTTGGAATTGAGCGGCGAACCTGCGTCCAGAGGCGATATGAAGGCGAAGAAAGAAGCGAAAAAGAAAACCGCGAAAAACCGCGTATCGCTCAAGCCTCGCCAGGCGAAGTTAGTCGAAGGCATTGCGGACGGCAAATCAGTACGCCGCGCAGCTCTCGACGCGGGCTATTCGCCGAATACCGCGCAGCATCCTGCGGACCTATTGCAGACGAAATCGGTACGCGCCGCCATGCGGGCCTTGATCGCCCCGATCGAGAAGATCGCGCAGCGGATCAATGAAGGCCTGGATGCGGAGAAGACGGAATTCGCAAAGTTTGAAGGCCAGATCAGCGATAGTCGCAACTGTATCGACTTCGGCGAGCGTCGCCAGTATGCGGAGCTGGCCTGCAAGCTGCGAGAGCTGATGCCCAGTGGCGACGATAAGGGCACGCCGGACAATCCCATGATCGTTCGGATCGATTGCTAGTGGCGAAGGCTGGCGAGTGGTCGCTCCGCGAGTGGATCAACGCCCAAGAGCGTCAGCAAATCTGGCTCGACTACTTCGCCCCGCGCGATTACACCAAAGCCAAGAAGTTCCCGTTCTATGGCGGCGCGGCTGGTGGGGGCAAGAGTTACATCGGGCGCAAGGGCGCAGCCAAGTTCTGTATCCAGGCGTTTACGCAGTTCGGCGTGCGCGAATGCCGCGTCGGACTGTTCTGTGAAGACTATCCTTCGCTCAAGGATCGTCAGATCTCGAAGATCCGGCAAGAATTTCCCCGCTGGATGGGGGAGCTCAAGGATCATCACGATCTCGGCGAAGTCTTCCTGTTCAATGAGCAGTTTGGCAATAACTTCATCGCGCTTCGCAACCTGGACAAGCCCGAGAAGTATGACTCGACGGAATTCGCGGCGATCTATGTAGACGAGCTCACCAAGAACCAGGCGCACGTCTTCGACGATCTCCGCAAACGCTTGCGCTGGCCGATCAAGGTAGAGCGCGGCGGGACGTTCCCGTCCACCAAGAACGGCGACAAGATCGACTTCAAGCACCCGTTCGGCGCCGGCGCGAATCCCGGAGGACCGGGACACGGATTCTGCAAGCAATTCTGGATCGATCGCGACTTTCCGAGCTACCTGAAGAAGTACGCGAATGAATTTGTGTTCGTGCCGGCGAAAGCCCACGACAACATCTACAACCCAAGCTCGTACTTCGATGACCTGATGAGCTTGCCGGAAGATCTCCGGCAGGCCTACGCCGAAGGCAATTGGGAAATCTTCGCAGGCCAGTATTTCCGGGAATGGCGACGCGCGTATCACGTCTGCCCGTGGTTTGAGATCCCGAAGTACTGGAAGCGCGGCATCGCAATGGATTGGGGCTGGTCGTCGCCCTGCTGCATCTTGTTTTTCGCGATCTCGCCCGATGGCGATGTCTACATCTATCGCGAGCTGTACGGCACCGAGCGGCTCCCGGTTTGGTGGGCGGCACGGATCCTGGAGCAAGTCGAAGAGGATGGCGTCTCGCTTGCCGATTACGTCAAGGTCATCGATCCGGCGACACAGCAAAAAGATCCACGCTTCGGCAAGCCTGTCGTCGAGATGTTGCGCGACGCCGGTGTGGACTTCCAGTATGCAAACAACGATCGCCTGAGCGGTTGGGTCCAGGTACGCAATTACCTGGCATGGGAACGCGATCCCGAAGACGACACGCTGGAGCTCAAGAACCTGCTCAAGCGTCCGAAGCTCTACATCCTCGAAGCGCGGATCGAGCTCGAAGCCACGTGCGCTCCGAACCTGGTACGCACGCTGCCTGTCCTGATTGCTGACAAAAACAGGAAAGAAGATG